GGCCACCATGGCGCAGCGGATCATGCAGTATCAGGCCGCTCTGCAGCTCTCGCAGCAGGCTCCGCAGCTCTACGACATGGGTAAACTGCACTCGCAGATGCTCGAGGTGCTGGGCATCCAAGACGCAAGCGACATCATCAAGCTGCCCGAGGACATTAAGCCGATGGACCCGGTGGCCGAGAACATGGCGCTGCTGCAGCAGACCCCGGTCAAAGCGTTCCTGTACCAAGACCACGAGGCGCACATTGCCGCCCACATGGCTGCGATGCAGGACCCGAAGATCGCCCAGATGGTTGGCCAGTCGCCTTTCGCAGGGGCTATTCAGGCCGCTGCCATGGCCCACATCACCGAGCACGTCGCCTACCAGTACCGCAAGGAGATCGAGATGCGTCTCGGTGTCCCGCTGCCGCCCGAGGGCGAGCCGCTGCCCGAGGATGTCGAGGTGCAGCTGTCCCAGATGGTCGCTCAGGCCGCTGCAAAGCTGTTCAACAAGAACATGGCCGACGCTCAAGCCGAACAGGCTCAGCAGCAGGCTCAGGACCCGCTCACAATCATCCAGATGAAAGAGCTCGAGCTCAAACAGAAAGAGCTCGACCACAAGATCGACATCGACAACAAGAAGCTGCAGGTCAACTCCGCCACCGCCGCTGGGAACCTCTACATCCAGCAGGAGCGTGTCGAGAGCGAGAACGACCGGGCCGCGGCAAACACCATGGCAAAGATCGCCACGGACGCCGCCCGCGAGAACGTCAAGGCGCAGATGGACGGCACGCGCCTCGCCATCGAGGCTGCCCGGGTGCTCCAAGAGCGCAAAGCGCCTAGCGGTGGTGGCCAGTGATGGAGGAGACCCTCTTCGCCTTCATGCTCCGCGGTCTGGACGAGCAGAAATCGGCTATTGAGCGCCACCTCGCAACGGGTGGTGCCAAGACCTACGAGGACTACTGCCGGAGCGTCGGTGAGTACACTGCGCTCCAGCGCATGTACGACGACGTAAAGGACCTAGAGAAAAGATTTATTGCGGACTGATACCATCCGCTATACTTCTCTGAGTTACGCGGATGTCCCGCGCAAGGCGCTGTGAGCCTCAATCACTGCAGGAGGAACTATGTATACGGCTAACAAAGTCGAAGACGAGCAGCTAAAGGCTAAGCTGCCGGAACCCTCGGGATATAGGCTGTTGATCGCCGTCCCAGAGGTTAGCGAGAAAACCGAAGGTGGAGTCTTTATGCCGGATCAGCTGAAAAAGGCTGAGGAAACGGCGTCCATCATTGGGTTTGTGGTCAAGGCAGGGTCTGACGCATACGCTGACCTGAACAAATTCCCGAACGGACCGTGGTGCAAAGAGGGCGATTTCGTCATCTTCCGCTCCTACTCTGGCACCAGATTCAAAGTTCTGGGTAAAGAGTTCCGTCTCATCAACGATGACACCGTCGAGGCGGTTGTCGAAGACCCACGGGGGTATAGCCGCGCATGACCTTCGGGGAAGCAATCAGCGCCCTTAAAGAGGGCAAGCGCGTATCGCGCACCGGATGGAACGGCAAGGGTATGTGGTTGGAGCTGCAGGTTCCTGACGCCCACAGCAAGATGACTTTGCCCTACGTCTATCTAAATTACCCGAACGATTCCCTGCACACGCCGGGCGCTCGGGTTCCGTGGCTGGCCAGCCAGACTGATATGTTGGCCGAAGACTGGGGGATCGTGGTATGACCGACAAGAACGATGACTTCGAAGTGGACGTCGAGGGCGATGACGAGCTCGAGATCGAGGTTCAGGACGATACCCCGGAGCCCGACAAAGGCAAGCCGAAAGCTCCAGAGGTTGAGACCGAGACCAAGGGTGCCGATGATGACGACCTAGAGGGTTACTCCGATAGCGTCAAAAAGCGCATCAATAAGCTCAAGTTCGACCAGCACGCTGAGCGCCGCGCCAAGGAAGAGGCTGTCCGTCTCCGTGAAGAGGCAATCGCCTACGCTGAGAAGGTTCGCAAGGAGAACGAGGAGCTTCGCAAGGCTTACGCCGAGGGTGAGACTGTCCTCGTTGGCCAGACCAAGGCCCGCCTTGAGAGCGAGCTCGCCTCTGCACGCTCCGCCTACAAGGCCGCATACGAGAGCGGTGACGCTGATGCTGTGCTTGCCGCACAGGAGAAGCTGCTCAAGCTGCAGGTCGAGAATGACCGGGTGCAGAACTACAAGCCGCGCCCCGCGCAGGCTCAAGCACCCGCACCGCAGGCCCAGCAGGCTGCCCCGCAAGTGGCAAAACCTGATGACCGGGCGATGCAATGGGCCGAGAAGAACTCTTGGTTCATGAAGGACAAAGCCATGACCGGCTTCGCTATGGGCGTCCATGAGGACCTCGTAGCACAAGGAATTGATCCGAAGAGTGATTTGTATTACTCTAAGATCGACGATGCGGTTCGCCGCACGTTCCCAGACAGGTTTGACGACGGGCCCATTGAGGAAAAAGCACCCCGACGTCAGGCTGGTACCGTGGTCGCCCCGGCTGCTCGCAGCACGAAAGCACCGCGCAAGATCGTGCTAACCTCCTCTGAGGCCGCTCTCGCCAAGCGCCTTGGGGTACCTCTCAAGGTATTCGCGGCGCAAAAGCTAAAGGATATGCAAAATGGCTGACCGGACCCCACGTGATCTCGAAACTCGTGAAAACACGAGTCCGCGCAAAAAGACGTGGAAGCGGCAATCCATGCTGCCTACCCCCGAGCCACGGGACGGCTTGAAGTTCCGGTGGATTCGCACCTCCACACTGGGTAACGCAGACATGACGAATGTCTCCGCACGGTTCCGAGAAGGTTATGCGCCAGTGATGGCTGCTGACTATCCCGAGCTGCAAATCATGTCCGACGTCGACTCCCGCTTCAAAGGCAATGTCGAAGTCGGCGGTCTCCTGCTCTGTGCCGCGCCCGCTGAGGACGTACAGGCACGTGTGGAAGGCCAACTCGAGATCGCGCAGAATCAGATCGACGCTGTTGATCGTAACTTCATGCGTGAGAACGACCCGCGGATGCCGGTGCTTCGGCCCGAGCGTTCAACCAAGACCTCGTTCGGCAAGTGATTGCCGTGAACTGAAACTGTAGATGAAGGAAAGAACCCATGGGTTCCGTAAACGCTCCCTTCGGTCTGCGTGTGACTGGCCGTCTCGACGCTGGTTCGCTGGAGGTTTTCCGCCAGTACCCCATCGCTTCGGGCTACGCCGCTAACATCGCCGCTGGCGATGTTGTCATGCTGACCGACAACGGCACTTCGACCACGATCACCAAGCAGACCGGTACGGGCGACACCTCGACCGACATCGCTATGCTCGGTGTGTTTGTCGGCTGCTCGTACACCGACCCGTCGACCAACCAGCTGACTTTCAGCAACATGTGGCCGACTGGCACCGTCGCTTCGGACGCTCTGGCGTTCGTCGTTGATGACCCGCAGGCTCTCTATGTGGTTATGGCTGACGAAGCTATCACCAACACCCTCGACATCTACGGTAAGAACGCCGCGATTGTTCAGGGTGCTGTGAACACCACGTTCAAAGCCTCGCGCGTTGCACTCGATGCGTCCACCATCGGCACGGACGCCAACCTCCCGCTGCGAATCATCGACTACGTCGGTGGCCCCCGTGGCAACGAGGTGGGCACTTCCTACCCGCTGTTGGTCGTGAAACTGAACTACACGCAGCTGACCGCTGCGGTTGGCGTGTAAGGAGGGCTGACACATGGCTATTTCACGCGCACAGGCCCTTAAAGAACTGCTGCCGGGCCTTAACGCCCTGTTCGGTCTTGAGTACGCCAAGTACGAAAACGAGCATGCCGAGATTTATGAGACCGAAAGCTCCGAACGTTCGTTCGAAGAGGAAGTCAAATTGTCCGGTTTTGGCGCAGCACCGGTGAAACCGGAAGGCTCTGCCATCTCGTATGACAACGCACAGGAATCGTTCACCGCTCGTTACAACCACGAGACGGTGGCCATGGGCTTCTCGATCACCGAAGAAGCTATGGAAGACAACCTGTACGACTCGCTCTCGGCTCGCTACACCAAGGCGCTCGCTCGCGCCATGGCGTACACCAAGCAGGTCAAGGCTGCTTCGCTGCTGAACACGGGCTTCACCACCTTCACCTCGGGTGACGGCGTGACTCTGTTCAACACCGCGCACCCCACCGTTGCTGGCGGCACCAACTCCAACCGTCCTTCGGTTGACGCCGACCTCAACGAGACCTCGCTGGAACAAGCGGTTATCGACATCGCTGCTTACAAAGACGAACGCGGTCTGCTGATCGCTGCCCGTCCGCGCAAGCTGATTGTTCCGCCGAGCCTGATGTTCGTTGCAACTCGTCTGCTGCAGACCGAGCTGCGCGTCGGCACCGCCGACAACGACATCAACGCGATCAACACCAACGGGTCGATCCCCGAGGGCTATCGCGTCAACCACTACCTGACGGACAATGACGCGTGGTACCTCACCACCGACATCCCGAACGGTATGAAGCACTTCGTCCGTGTCGCTATGTCGACGTCAATGGATGGTGATTTTGACACCGGCAACGTTCGCTATAAGGCTCGTGAGCGCTATTCGTTTGGCGTTTCCGACCCGTTGGCAATGTACGCCTCGCCCGGCGCTTGAGGAAAATCAAGCACTTAGCAGAGTTAAGGCCCGCTTCGGCGGGCCTTTTCTTTTGCGCTTGACCGCGGCTATTACGCCGCTTACGTTACTCGTGTCAAAACCATAGGTAGCGCAGATGGAATATCCAAAGACCCGTAAAGAAGCCAAAGCCCTTGGCGCAACACACTACTTCACCGGCGAGCCCTGCGTGCGTGGGCACGTAGCCCCACGCAAAACCAAGGGTGCCTGTGTGGAGTGCATGAAAGAGGACTGGGCCGCAGATAACGAGCGTCGGAAATCGCAGCCTAAATCCGACGCTGCCAAAGCAGCGGGTCGCCGGTACTACGAGAAAAACAAAGACCTGACTAAGGCACGGTCCCGAAACCGCCCTGCTGAGCTGCAGCGGGAGTACCGTAGAGCGTGGAAGGATAAGCACCCTGAACAGGTGCAGGCGTCTGCAAACGCGTGGAAACGCCGGGCGCGCAACGCAACTCCCTCATGGTTGACCTCGGAGCACAAGCTACAGATTCGTGAGCTGTATCTTGCTGCGCGCAGGCTTACTCGCGACACCGGAGTCAAGCACGTCGTGGACCATATCATCCCGCTCCGCTCCAACGAAGTCTGCGGTCTGCACGTGCCGTGGAACCTCCAAATCCTCACCCACATCGAGAACAGCAGTAAGGGCAACAGGCTCTAGCGCGGTTGGCGATAGTGGTGTACAATCCGCGCAGGGTAACATCAGCCACGCAGACAGGACGCCCGACCTGACGATGCACAGACTGCGCGGCGAATCCTTGTGCAAAGGGGTACTTCCATGGCTTCGACAACTTTTTCGGGTCCGGTAACGTCTGAGAACGGCTTCATCGGTGCTGTCACCGGTAACGTCTCGGGTGATGTGACCGTAACCAGCTTCGTTAAGCTCACCGCTATCGCAACCGCCTCGCTGCCCGCCGCTGCCGCTGGCAACGCTGGTCAGGTCCGCCTCATCAACGACAACGGTGCTGGCAACAACGAGACCTGCCTCGTGATCTCGACCGGCTCTGCTTGGGTCACTGCTGTTGGCGCAGCCCTCAGCTAATAGGAGGACTGCATGTCCGACAACTATGATATCAGCGCCAAACGGGTAACAGCTACCGGTGCCGTTGGCATCGGTCGCGCCCGCATCCGTATGGTCGTTGCTACGCTGAGCGGCGCAGGCCGTATTACCCTCACGAGCGGAAGTGGCGGCGTCACCAAGATCGACTTGGATTTTGGCGCTGCGGGGACGTATGACATCATGCTCCCGGGCACCGGCACTCTGTTTGAGTCCGATCCGTTTGTGGCGACAGCTACCAACGTCACCGCACAGACCCTGTTCTGGTCGTAAGGAGAAACGAATGGCTCGGGAGCTATCATCCATCTCTCGGTTCGGGCTCACCGAGCCATTCGAGCTTCAAGTGGCACGTGGCCAGATCACGGGCCACCGCAGTGTCACCATCTTTGGCTATAACCCGGACGTAGATACAGCTCGGGTTACTGTTTGGCCCTACACGGGCATCATCCCCCTACCCGCAGCAGCCCTGCAGATGAAGGTCTCGTCGAGCAGCGCCAATGACACCGCAAACGGCACAGGTGCCCGCACGGTCTTCGT